CTAAAGATGATCGGTCAGACCCAACTATAATAGATACTGCCGATAATCTGATTGGCAAAATACCAGCAGTTATTTTATACAATTCCAAATCCCACAAAAAAGGAATTGGTCAATCAGACCTTACAGATATTGCTGATTTACAAAAAAGTATCTACAACGAATTATCAGAGATAGAACAATTAATAAGATTAACAAACCACCCATCATTAGTAAAAACTCCAAGTGTAAATGCTAGTGCTGGTGCTGGTGCAGTTATTGAAATGCCAGAAGAAATGGAACCAAACTTAAAACCATATTTACTACAACCATCTGGTCAAAATCTAAATGGATTAATGGACTCTATAAATCACAAAGTAGAAGCTATAAATAGGATTGCCCATACTGGTGCTGTTAGAACTACAAAACAACAAGTATCATCAGGAATAGCTTTACAAACAGAATTTGAATTACTTAATGCAAGACTATCTGAAAAAGCTGACAACCTACAAATTTGTGAAGAACAATTATTTAGATTATATGCACAATTCCAAAATGCTACATTTGATGGCGAGATAAATTACCCTGATTCATTTAATATTAGAGATTATGCAACTGATCTGATTTACTTCCAACAAGCAAAAGCTATGTCTATTGGTTCTCCTACATTTAACAAAGAAGTTGATAAAGAGATTGCAAGAGCAGTTGTAGATGATGACGAAAAATTAAATACAATCTTTGACGAAATAGATCAAAAGTCAGAAGTTGGAGAGTTCACACAAGACGAGCCACAACAAGAAGATCAAGAAGTAGAACAAGAAACTATCTAACATTGGAATATGATTGTTGGTTATTTTGTTAGTCTTTTTAGTTTTGCTTTATATTTTTTAAGATAAGTATTTGCTCTTTTAATTTTTGTTTCCCATCTTAAAATATTTCCCTTAACCAACTCAATCTTTATAACTTTTTTTTCTTCACTAGATAGTTTTGGTTTTGGTTTAGTTTTTAGAGAACCATCAAGCCAACCTGATTTATTAACATATTCACATATTTCAGCTTCTAAATCAGCTTGAAAAGTACAATGATCTGGCAAACTTGGACTCCTATATCTAAAAATCCTGTGTGCCATATCGTGTATCAATCTTCTCCAACCTCTGTTCAAAGTTGAAGAATTACCACTTAAACAAACCCAAACTTTTCTTACCCTTTGTTTTTTATACATAGGATAAATTTTACTTGGACTTGCATCTTTTAATTTACCAAATTTACTTGCTAATAGTCTTGATGCTCTTTCGGCTTCAGCAAAAGTAATAAATGGTAGTTCTTTTGGTAAAGTTGAATTTGCTTTTTTGTAAGCATTTCGCAAACCAACTTTATCGTTTGTTTCTCTAGCCATAGATACCTCTCTCTCTACCAACTAATCATATTCACAATGTTAAATAGCTAATTAAAAATTTATAAATAAATCTTTAATAACCCATTATAACATATTCACTTTTCCATTTTTTTTACTTTTGACGAACTTGTTGAAAAGTAGACGATTAAAATTTTAGGGTGTTAGCTGGTTGATGCGACACTAAAACACTTTTTGCGTTTTTGATGTTTTTTTGATAAGACAATTTCTATGTCAGATATAGTACAAAAATCAACAGAGTATAGAATCAAACAAATTGAAATAGCAGAAGCACAATATTACAAAACTCTTGTATCAACATTAGATAGAATTGAAAGAGAAGTGGTATCATTAGCAAATAAAGATTTACCACAAACAGATGGAAAACTTATAGAATTACAAGCGGCTATTGCGATCAGACCAAAAATAAAAGCTATACTTGATAGAGAATATTTAGCTTGGTCAGATTCAGTTGTTAGAGAGGGTTTTACAAAACAAGCAAAGAGAATAGAAAAAGCTTTTAAAAGAATTGGTAATATTCCTATTGAGTTTCAAGAACTTACAAAAGGAGATTTAGCTTTAGTACAAAATCTCAAACAGCAATATTTTACTCAATTCAAAGATGTGTCAAATACATTTACAAGACGATTATCAGAAAAAGTTTATCAGAATACTTTAGTTGGAAATAATTTTACAGAACTAGAAAGAGAGTTAAGACAAACAATAAATGGTATTTATGCTAGTTCAGATGATGCAGAAGCAAATAGATTAGTAGATTTTGTTAATAAAAATAAATATGTAAAATCAAAACAATCACAAGTTGATAAGGCAATCCAAACATTACAGACTAAATTTGCAAGAGATAGATCAGGAGAAAACATGAAAAGATTTGCTGGTCAGATATTAAACGACTCATTAAGAGATTTTGATGCAACCCTTAATTTTAATAAAGCAAATGATGCTGGTCTTACTTTTGTTAAATACTATGGAGATGTAATACCAACCACAAGAGAGATTTGCAGAAACTTAATAAATGGTGTAATTAAATCTAAAAGACAAGGTGGTCTTTTTACTATTGAAGAAGTCAAGCGATTATGGACTACAAGATCGTGGTCAGGTAAAAAATCAGGCAATCCACTTGTAGTAAGAGGTGGATATAATTGCAGACATCAATGGAGTTATGTCAATCCTGATTGGTATAACAAAAAAGGAGAACTGATAATATAAACATAGGAGAAAAAATGTCAGAAGAACAAAAGGTTAATCAACCGCAAAATGATGCACAAGAAGTTGTGGCTAAAGAAACTAAAACTGACGAACCAAAACAAACAACATCATTTAATCAAGAAGATGTTGATAGAATAGTCAAACAAAGACTAGAAGCTGAAAAAGCAAAACATCAAAGACAAATTGATGAAACTAGAAAAAAAGAAGAAGAAATAGCAAAAGAAAAACAAATTGCTGAAGCTAAAACAAAAGCTGATTTAGAAAATCTTATGAAAGCTAGAATAGCTGAAAAAGACAAAGAGTTAGCTGATTGGAAAAGCAAAGTAAAAACAATCAATGTAGATAATTCTATATTATCTTTAGCTTCTAAAAATAATGCTATTGCACCAGACCAAGTAGTATCATTATTAAAAAACGAAGTTAATTATAATGATGATGGCAGAATAGAAATACTTGATAACAATAAGAATATTCGTTATAACCCAAAAGGAGAACTACTTACAATTGAAGAAAGAGTAAATGAGTTTTTAGATGCTAACCCACATTTCCGAAAAGGGTCTTTGTCTGGTACAGGAAGTCAGAGTAGCATTGAGGGAAAAACTGTTAAACCTTTTAACATCAGTGATTTAGACATGAGTAAGGCAGAAGATCGTCAAAAATATGCGGAGTATCGTAAAATTCGAGATTCTAAACCTACTCAAATAAACTTAACAAATAAATAACAAGGTAAATAAAAATGGCAAACGAAAGCACAAGTTCTACACTATCGGAACTATACACAGAGATAGTGGCAGAAGCATTGTTCGTAGCAAGTGAAAGATCAATTATGCGACCACTTGTAAGAAACTATGCGGTAACTGGTGGTGGAAAGTCAGTTGAAGTTCCAATTTATTCTGCTGTTTCGGCGGCGGCTGTATCGGAAGCATCTGATTTATCTAACACAGCAATCGACCCAACTTCAGTAACAATTACTTGTTCTGAAAATGGTATTATGACAACTCTTACTGATCTAGGAAGAAATGCGGCACCAAGAAATGTTGCGGCAGATATTGGAAGATTATTTGGAGAAGCGATTGCAAAAAAAATAGACACAGACTTAACAGCTTTATTCGGTGGTTTTTCAACAACTGTCGGTTCAGCATCAACAGCTATGTCTGCGGCATTAATATTCCAAGCAGTAGCAAAATTAAGAGCGGCTGGTGTTCCGGGAGATAACCTTAATGCGGTAATCCACCCACAAGTAGCATTTGACTTGAAATCAGGTCTAACAAACACATTTGCTAACCCAAATCCGGGTGTTGGTAATGAAGCTTTAAGATCAGGTTTAGTAGGTCAAATAGCTGGTGTGAATATTTTTGAAACATCAAACATAGCAGACTCATCAGGTAATAATCCGGGAACAACTGGAGATTACAAAGGTGGTGTATTCCATGCTGATGCTTTAGGTCTAGCAATGATGCAAGACTTGAAAATCGAAACTCAAAGAGATGCGAGTTTAAGAGCAGACGAGATTGTTGCAACAGCAGTTTATGGAGTTGGCGAATTAGATGACTCTAAAGGTTGTGAAGTTGAAGCAGACTCATCAATCCAATAATAATTGGATACTTTGTGAGGGCAGTTTTGCCCTCACATCTAATTAGGAGAAAACTATGGACGACATGATAAAATTAACAAATGGAAAAAAAACCATTTTAAGATCAAAAATACAATACGAAGCAAATATAAAACATTTTAAAATGAGAGGTTTTACTCCTCTTGAAGATGTAAAAACAGAAATTAAAAAATCTAAAATATCTGACATTGTAGAAAAAGTAGTACAATTAAAACCAAAGAAGAAAAAAAATGTTAAAAAAACTAAAAAAAAAGATTAAGAAATTTGTAGATTGGTTTATAGGTAAATGTCATGGCTAATTTTACTGGTGCAAATGTAATAACTGCAAGTGATGTAACAAAGTATCAACCTGATGTTTTTGACTTTGGTATTGCATCTGGTTCAACAGAAGCTACTAATTATTTTACACAAACTACAAATGATATTTTACGACAATTAAGAATAGAGTGGTTTCCAACTTATAAAACAAATGTCTATACAGATATTACAGTTTTAAATACTGTTGAGATGGATAACACAAAAGTAAATTTAGATCAGTTTGAACGTGCTGGTGTTTATTTATTTCTTGGCAGATTCTTATTACCAGCACTAACTAAATTTAGACCAGAAACAGAAAAAGACAGATTTGAAAGAATGGGAGAATATTATCTTTCAGAATACAATAGAGAATTTAGATCAATCCTAGAAGATGGTGTAGAGTATGATAGTGATGATGGTGGAACAATATCTACAAGTGAAAGAGAACCTTTACATGGCTTTAGAAGATTGAATAGATAATGGCTGTCAATCTAAATATTAAAACAAATCAAAAACAAGTATCAGCTAAATTTAAAAAGTTTGGTGCAGTATTACCAAGAATTATTGACAAAGGTGTTAAACAAGCTGGGTTTCAATTAGTTGATATTATTAGAACTAAAACCAAAAAAGGTATTGATTTTAACGATAGAAGATTTGCACCATATTCAGAGGGTTATTTAAAATTATTACAAAGAGAGGGAAAACCAACAGCAGTAGATTTATTTTATACTGGAAGAATGTTAGGTGCTTTAACTCCATCAATGGTAAAAAAAACAGGAAAACATAAAGTTTCTCTTGCCTTTAGTAGAAAAGATGAAATAGATAAAGCTTTTTTTAATCAAGTAACTACTGACCCTAAAAGAAAATTTTTTGGCTTTAATACTAGAACAGAAAAGATTATAAGTAAGCAATTCAATAGATTTGTAGAAAAAGAATTAAGGAAGTTTAAAATATGAGTACAAGAGAAAATATTGCATCAAATTTGTTATCTACAATCTCTGGTATATCTTCTCCGATAACAATTAAAAAAGCAACTAGACAACCTTTTGATTTAGACGAATTGTCAGACAAACAATATCCAGCAGTTATTGTGCAAACATCTGAAGAAACAAGAGAAGATCAAGAATTAGGAAGTGGTGCAAAAACAAGAATTGGTACTATTGATTTTCTTGTATTAGGTTTTGTTAAAGGTGCAGAAGTTAATATTGATACAAAAAGAAATGAATTGATTACTGCTATTGAAACTGAAGTAGAATCTGATATTACTAGAAATGGAAATGCACTTGATACAGAAGTCATATCTGTTGAAACTGACGAGGGGACTCTATTCCCTATTGGTGGGGTCAGGCTGACTATAAGATGTACTTACGAGTATCAAGCTGGAACACCATAAGGATAGTATGAACAAAGATAAAATCATTGATAAAATAGAAAAAAAAATAGATTCAATAGAAAAGTTACACGATAAAGAAAGTCTAATGTGTGAGGAAGTAAAAGATTTATTAGCAGAATTAAGAGATGAACAAGAAGAACAATTTGAAGATGAAGATGAGGATTTTGAAGAAGAATTAGATGATGAAGATATTGACGAAGAAGAAGAAAAATAATAAAAGGATTTATGGCTAAAGACATTAAATTATATAAAGATGGTAATGAGATAACTATTAACGAAACTCAACTAGATAATTTTATAAGTTTAGGTTGGAAGCAAGAACAAGATAAACAATCAACAAGTAAAAAGGAAAGTAAAAAATGGCAACACATCACGGAAAAGAAGGAGTAGTAAAAGCTGGTGGAACTGCAATCGGAGAATTGACAGGATTCACATTAGAAACTACTGCTGATGTTGTAGAGGATACACAATTATCAGATGCAACAAAATCATTCTTGGCTGGAAGAACATCATTTTCAGGAACTCTTGAAATGAGTTATGATGAAACTGACTCTCCACAACAAACACTAACTGCTGGAAGTTCTATTGCTTTTATCTTATTACCAGAGGGTGCAACTTCAGGAGATGAAAGTTTTACAGGGTCAGGTATTGTAACAGGAATGTCAGTTAATAATGCTATGGACGCAGTAGTTACAAGATCAATTACATTTCAAGGAACTGGTGCATTAACGAGAGGAACTGTCTAATATTAATTTATGAAATTAATAGACAGAGCCAAATCTCATTTTGAGTCTTTAGGTGTCCAATCTATTGAAATTGAAGAATGGAAAGATGAAGCTGGTAATCCAAGTATTATCTATTGGAATCCAATAAATTTATCTGAAAAAAATAAATTATTTAAGAAATCAGACAATATGAATGATGTAAGTATATTAGCAGATATACTTATTATGAAAGCTATAGATAAAGATGGTAAAAAATTATTCACTATTGAAGATAAAATACCTTTAATGCACAAAGTTGATTCTGATGTTTTGTCAAGGATAGCCACAGAGATGGTAAAAGCTATTAATCCTGACGAGGTAAAAAAAAACTAAAATCCAATCCTGAATTAAAAAATTTACTTATAGTTGCCGATAGGTTAAAAATATCTTTATCTGAACTTTTAAAAATGGAAGTTTGGGAGTATAATCATTGGCTTGGTTATCTATTGAATGAACAAGAAGAAAACCAACACATGATTAACAAAAACAAACATAGATAAATGGCACAGAATCTTAAAATAAATATACTTGCACAAGATAAAACAAGACAAGCTTTTAATGGTATTAGAGGTAGATTAGCTGGTCTTAAAAATGCTGTATTATCTGTTAAAGGTGCTTTGGTTGGAATAGGTGCTGGTTTAGTTATAAAACAATTTGTTGATGTAGGAAAAACAGTTGAAGATTTACAAGTAAGACTAAAACAATTATTTGGCAGTACACAAGAGGGTGCAAAAGCTTTTGATGTAATGGCAAATTTTGCCAGTAGAGTCCCTTTTTCACTTGATGAGATTCAAGCGGCATCAGGTAATCTTGCAGTTGTAGCTGGAGATGCAGATAGACTTTCAAAAATATTAGAAATAACTGGTAATGTTGCGGCAGTAACAGGATTAGATTTTAGAACTACTGGCGAACAAATACAAAGATCATTTGCTGGTGGTATAGCGGCGGCAGACATTTTTAGAGAAAAAGGTGTTAGAGATATGCTTGGATTCAAAGCTGGTGCAACTGTAACAGCAGAAGATACTATAAAAGCATTTGAAAGAGTTTTTGGTAAAGGCGGTAAATTTGGAGAAGCAACAAAAGAATTATCTACAACATTTACTGGAACTTTATCAATGCTTGGAGATAAACTTTTTAATTTTAAAAAGAATGTAGCAAACGCACAATTTTTTGACGAACTTAAAAAAGCATTTGGAGATTTAGATGCTTTCCTTGAAAGAAATGCAAGAGATATAGAAGCTATTGCATCAGCTATTGGAAAAACTTTAGCATTTGCAGTTAAAGCATTTGCAACAGCAGTAAGAGGTATCGGTCAAGCTGTAGGATTTGTAAGACGACAAATAGAAAATCTTTTAAGAGCATTAGGTGTAGATATACCTTTGACAGTTGAAATTATAAAAAGTTCAGAAGCGGCACAAGAATTATCTGCTGGTTTAGTCAAAGCAAAAACTATTTTAGAAGAATCACTAGAAATTATAAAAAAACAAAATCAAAGTTTTAACATTTCTAAAGAACTTGTTGCTTCTATAAATGGTGGTGTCAAAAGAATATCTAAAGCTTTTGCCGAAACATTAGTATTAGGCAAACAATTAAACACAAGTTTAAAAGAAATTGCACAATCAATATTGGTTGAAGTTATATCTAAAACTATTGAAAGAATTTTATTACTTAAAGTTGAACAAGTTTTAGAACAAATGAGTGTAATGCAACAAGAGAAAAAATTAAAAATTTTAAGAGAACAAGGTAAAGAATTAAGAAAAAATACTGGTTTAAGTCTTGCAAGTTCAGCTTTATCATTCTTACCATCTTTTGCTAAAGGCGGTGCAGTTTCGAAAGGACAACCAGTTGTAGTTGGAGAAAGAGGTGCAGAATTATTTGTACCAAATTCAACAGGACAAATACAACAATCAGCTAGAGGAACATCAAGTGGTTCAGTAAGTGTTAATTTTAATATTAATACAATAGATTCAAGAGGGTTTGACCAAGCTTTAGTAGAAAACAGAGGAACAATAACATCAATAATTAATAATGCTTTAACTGAAAAAGGCAGAGGGGAGTTAGTATAATGTCAGGTGCTTTTCCAATATCAAGTGCTGGTTTTGAAACTATGGGTATTCAATCAGTTCAAAATACAATTATTTCAAAATCATTATCAGGTAAAAAACTTTCAAGACAAATAGATAATCAAAGATTTGGTTTTACTGCTAAAATAATTACAGGAAAAAGATCAGATATATATGGCGAACTTATGGGTTTTATTATCAAACAAAGATCAGGTAAAGAAAACTTTACAATAATCCCACCAGAAGTTGAAGATGCAAGAGGTGTAGAAACAGGAACATTAGCTGTAAATGGAAGTCATACTGCTGGAGATAATACTATTGCTATTGATGGATTTGCGGCAGATACAGCTAATCGTTTAAGAGTTGGGGATTTTATAAAATTTAATGGACACACAAAAGTCTATATGGTTGTTGCAGATGTAACAAGTTCATCAGGTGCGGCTACAGTTACAATAGAGCCACCTTTAATTTCTAATTTAGCAAATGACGAAACTGTAAGTTATGATAATATACCTTTTACAGTTCATCTTACTAATGACATACAAGAGTTTGGTGTTGTTGGCTCTGACAAAGATGGAAACCTTTTATATCAGTTTGAGATTGATGTTGAAGAATCCATATAATGAAAAAATACAAGATAACACATTTAGTTAGTGCAGAGTTTGAAGCTACAGCTATTGTCAATGAAGATGAGATAGATACTAATTTAAACGATTTAAAAGAGTATAAAAAACCTGATAGTAAATTTAATTTTACCATGATAAAAGGTACAGAAAGCATAACAAGAAGTTATTACGAGGACTATGGCGAGAACACTAACAACAGCAGTAAAAAACGAATTAGCGACAAATGAGATAAGACCAATCCATCTCATTACTATTGGTTTTGCAACACCAGTAAATATAACCGATTGTGGATTTAGTTTAACATCTTCAATATCTGGTTCTAGTGTTACTTATTCGCCATCATCTTTTTTAGTATCTTTACCATCATTTACAGAAGAAACAGATGTAACCAAAACATCACTACAACTCGCTTTATCTGGTGCAGACCAAACATTTATATCTACTTGTTTAAATGAAAATATAGTAAATGATAGTGTTGATATATTTAGAGGATTTTTAGATAGTTCAAATACAATTATAGCTGACCCTATATTATTATATTCAGGCAATATAGATACTTTTCAAATAGACGAAACAACAACAGAATCAACAGTAATTTTAACAGTTGTATCACATTGGGCAGATTTTGAAAAAAAGTCAGGCAGACAAACAAACAATAATTCACAACAAAGATTTTTTAATACAGATGTTGGTATGGATTTTGCAAGTCAAACTGTATTAGATATTAAGTGGGGTCGAGCATAATGGGTTTAAAAAAATTTGTTAGTAATTTTATACCAAAACCAATTCAAAATGTAATTACCGCAATTAGGGCATTTAATTTTTTTGGTGGTAATCCTTTTGTAGCTTTAGGTGTTTTTGCTGTTGGCTGGTTATTTACGAGGTCAATAAGAAAACCTGAAGTGCCTGATTTTGGTACAAATGATTTTGAAGAAACTGAAAGAGGAATACTACTAAATAAACAATCAAATAATTCATCAATTCCTATTGTTTATGGAGAAAGATTAATTGGTGGAACAAGAGTATTTATAGAAACTTCAGGAACAGATAATGAGTTTTTATATATTGCATTAGTGCTTTGTGAGGGAGAAATAAACTCAATAGAACAAATAAAAGTTGATGACAAAGTTGTTACATTTAATGGTGCATTAACAGATAACACACAAAGAACAGTAGCAAGTTCAGATAGTAATTTTTATAAAAGTGATGTTAGCTATATTACAATAGAACCTCATTTTGGAACTGATGGACAAAGTGCATCTTCTTTACTATCATCATTATCTAGTTGGGGTTCAAATCATAAACTATCAGGTATTTGTTATCTTGCTTTAAAGTTTAAATGGAATCAAGATGTGTTTGGTGGAATACCAACTGTTCAGGCAAAAATAAAAGGCAAAAAAGTTGTAACATTAGATGCAAGTTTAAATGAATCATCAGCAACATTTTCTACAAATCCAGCATTTTGTTTATTAGATTATTTAAGAAATGAAAGATATGGTAAAGGTATTGCAACATCAAATATAGATTTACAAAGTTTTAGAGATGCTTCACAAGTTTGTGTTACACAAGTTACACCATTTTCAGGTGGAAGTGATATAAATATATTTGACACAAATGCTGTTCTTGATACATCAAAAAAAGTAATAGATAATGTTAGAGATATTTTAAGAGGTTGCAGAGGTTATCTGCCTTATGTTCAAGGCAAATATAAATTAGTTATTGAAACAACTGGTTCAGCTTCAGTATCTTTAGACGAAGATGATATTATTGGTGGGTATTCTTTATCTTCTCCTACAAAAAATTCTAAATACAATAGAGTGATTGCAACATTTATAAATCCAGATAGATCATTTCAAGCAGACCAAATTACATTTCCACCAACAGATGATAGTGGTTTGCCATCATCGGACAGACACGCAACTTTAAAAGCGGCTGATGGAAATTTTTTACTAGAGGGAAGATTTGATTTCAAAACTATTACCTCTCCTTACCAAGCAGAGGAAATGGCAGAAATTATTTTAAGAAGAAGCAGAGAATCTAATGGTCTTTCAATAATAGCTGGATTTAATGCTTATCAATTACACATAGGAGATATTGTAAATATTACATTATCTAGTTTAGGTTTTAGTTCAAAAGCTTTTAGAGTTATACAAATGACTTTTAATGCAGATTTTACAATCACTCTACAATTAGTTGAACATCAAGATAGTCATTATACTTTTGCATCAAAAACACAAGTTGCATCTACACCATCAACTACTTTACCGAATCCATTTGTAGTTCAACCACCAGCTAGTGTTACATTATCTGATACATTAGTTGAATATAATGATGGCACAGTTATTGTTGCACTTGATGTAACGATAGGTGTATCTCCTGATAGCTTTGTTGATTTTTACCAAGTAGAATACAAATTAAGTACAGATTCAGATTTTATTATAGGTTCAAGAGGTTCATCATTAACACATAGAATATTAAATGTTATTGACCAAAAAGTATATGATGTAAGAGTAAAAGCTGTAAATACACAAGGAGTTAGTTCATCATTTGTTACAGCACAAAGAACTATTGTCGGTGCTATTGCACCACCCTCAGATGTTCAAAACTTTACTTGTAATGTTTCAGGTCAAGATGCTCATTTAAGTTATGATGCAATATCAGATTTAGATTTGGCATTTTATCAAATAAGATTTTCTGAAAAAACTGATGGAACTGCTGAATGGTTGAACTCTGTAAATCTTGTAACAAAAGTATCAAGACCAGCAACATCAATTACAGTACCGGCAAGGGTTGGAACATATCTTATAAAAGCTGTAGATAAATTAGGTAATTTTAGTTCTAATGCTACAGCAGTAATATCAAATGTAGTTAGTGCAGAAAATTTTAATGCAGTATCAACTGTTAATGAACACCCATCATTTGCTGGAACTAAAACAAATGTATCATTATCAGATGATGCTATTGTATTAAATTCAAGTGAATTATTTGATGCGGCTTCAGGTTTATTTGATGCTAATACTACTAGGTTTTTTGATTCAGGTTTAGAAAATGCTGATTTTTTAGCATCAGGAACTTATGATTTTGAAAATGTTATAGATATTGGTGCAAAACATACAGCAAGAATAACAGCATCTTTAACACAATCTGCTAGAAACCCTGACGATTTATTTGATAATAGGTCTGGTAATTTTGATTCTGGTAAGTCTAATTTTGATGGAGATACCCCAGCTAATTGTGATGCTCATTTAGAAATTGCAACTTCAGATGACAATTCTACATTTACATCTTTTCAGACTTTTGTTATAGGAAACTACACAGCAAGATTTTTTAAATTTAGACTTGTATTAACATCAAGTGATTTAGCTTCTACTGCTGTTGTGTCGGAAGCTACAGTAACGATTGATATGCCAGATAGAATATTTAGTGGTAATGATATAGTTTCAGGAACATCTACTAAAACTGTTTCATTTACAAATCCATTTAAAACAACTGGCTATGCAGTTGGTATAACAGGAGAAAATATGGCAACTGGAGATTTCTTTACAGTTTCTAACAAAACTGTTAATAGTTTTGATGTTTTATTCAAAAATTCAAGTGGCACAAATGTTTCAAGAACTTTTGATTTTATTGCAAAAGGATTTTAATAGGAGTATAAGATAATATGGCTCAACATGACATGAATATCGCTAACCAATCTTTCCCTGACTTTAGGACAGATTTAAACAATGCACTTTCAGCTTTGAATACAATGCACTCTGGTACAAATAGACCAAGTGGTGCGGCTGTTGGCACTCTTTGGTTAGACACGACCAATTCAGGCTCAAATAGTTTAGAAATAAAATTTTTTGATGGTTCAGATGATATTTCATTTGCCACAGTTAATACATCAGCAAACACTATAAACTTTATAGATAGTGCTGTTGCTTCAGATTTGGTTAATGACACATCTCCACAATTAGGTGGTAATTTAGATGTAAATGGTAATGATATTGTATCTACATCAAACGCAGATATTGATATTATACCAAATGGTACAGGAGATGTAAATTTAGGTGCAGACACAGTTCAGATTGGAGATAATAACGCAAACGCAACATTAACAACACAAGGCACAGGAGATTTAATTTTAAATACAAACAATGGCACAAATGCAGGAAACATAACTCTTGAAGATGGTGCTAATGGTCATATACAAGTTACAACAAATGGAACAGGATATATTAAATTTAATGATCTTGCTTATATTCCACAACAAGCTTTAACATCATCTTCAAATGCTGTAGCTTGGGACGTACAAGCAAAACCAAACGCATATCATTTAACTACAGAAAACACTACTTTTTCTGCACCAACTAACTCTGTTGAGGGTTCATTTATTGCTTTAGAAATAAATTATGATGGTTCACACACAATCGCATTCAATACTGTTTTTGAGTTTGCGGCTTCAACTGCACCAACATTTACTTCAACAGATGGTAAAACAGATATATTAGTTTTTAGATATAATGGTGCTGTATGGCAAGAAGTAGGAAGAACATTAAATTTAAGTGAAAGTTAAAATATGTATGCAATAGTAGAAGATAATCAAATAATACAATATGTAAATTTTCCTAAATCAGTTGTGATAGGAAATGTAAGATACCCAGCTAAGATTTTTGAATTATGGTCTCAATCAGAAAAAGAAGCTATTGGTATTTATGAAATAGTAGTTGATAAAACAAACTACAAAGACCCAGCATATTACAATAATACAGATTCATCTTATACATTTGCAGATGGTCAAGTCACAGAATCTTGGGGAACTGCAACACCTAAAAGATTAGAAGATGAAGATGCTGTTGATGAAGATGGAGAAAATATTTTAGATGAAGATGGTAATCAAGTAATTAATTATGGTTTAAAAACAGAAAAGAAAAGAATTGTAAAACAACAAGCATCAGGATTATTAGCACCTACTGATTGGTATGTTGTAAAAGCAAGTGAAGTTACAGAGTATAATGTTCCTGAAAATATCACTACATTTAGATCAGATGTTAGAAGTAAATCAAATGAGATGGAAACTCAAATAGATGCTTGTACTAATGTTGATGAATTAAAAGCATTATATGAATACACAAGACAAGAAGATGGAACAACAACAAGACCACTAGCAGAATTTCCAAAGGAGATTTAAATGCCTTTAATACTTGGAACTAACTCCATAAAAGACACAGGCTATGATG